CTCTTATTAAGAAGAGATCATGTGGTTTACAAGAACCACTGGTTCCTCAACAGGAACCCTGTTCAACCCCTTTGGGGAAGAAAACGCGCCGCTCGAAATCTAGGTTGCCTAGGTTTTCGAATGATGCGCAACCCAATCATGGAGCTCCAAAGGCTCCTGATGGGAATCAAAATTTTGAAATGAGGTTTGGGACTTGGGAAATGCCACACTGTGACAATTACTACAAGTCCCACCTCGGGCTCTGCGATGGCGCAGGGCTTCAACCCCTCTTTCATTATCCCATTGAGGTCCTTGCCTTGTGCAGGAACTTCAGGTTTATTGAGGGAGTGGTGTCAGGATTTGGTAAGGCGGTGTTACCTTTATCACCGCCTACACGTTTGCCTGCACTCTCAAAACAAGAATTCTATGCCCTTTGGGCAGAGGATATCCTGCGTGGTTATGTAGCTTTTGCTAATAAACACTCGTGGAAACACCCTTCAGTTCGCCGATATCAGCGTAATTTAAAGGTGTTATCTTTTTTGAGAGCAACGTGGGACTCGCTTCTCGTGGCCTACCAACTTGTTAGGTCACGGGAATTAAAGAAATATGGTATATTCTTGTCCATGCCAAATTCTTTGGCACGACAGGGAATTAACAGATTCCGAGTCCAGCTGGTCCATCATCCACTAGAAGCCGCAATGAGGTTGAAATCCATTTACCAGGCCAATCGTGCCTGGTACTATGGAGGCCCCCCCGTTCGGGGTAGACTTCTAGTGATGAAGGAAAAAGCAAATGCTCTATTAGTAAGCTATTCTTCTAGAGCATTGCCTCCAGCACCTCCGGACGAAGGCGGTCTAAGTGGGCTAGTCGAGAGACTTACGTCTCCCCCTGCCCCAGAAGACCCTCTCTGGAGGCCTTTTATAAAGCAGTATGTCGCTCGTTGGGCCCCCTCAAAGAAGGCCCCTGAGCTATATACCATGCCTTCTTCCCATGCAGCCCTTGGCTATTCAAGAGTTACAGGAGGTCATGTGACCGGAGTACAACATTTGGTTTTACTCGGGTATGCTTTATATAAGCAAGAAAATACTTCTAGCTCCAAGGAGTTTGGGGTGTCCGACCGTGTCCTTTCTTCTGACTATGATCAGAAGTTTGTTGACACGGGGGCATACCTTGAGCTCCTCTCTGATTCATTGCACCCAGCTTCACAGCTGAAGGTTCCTAAACAGGACTTTTCCCTGTTGTTCAGAGAGTCTTGGGATGTTCTCGAAGAGAAACTCCCAAACTTGGCTAGAATATTCCAGCGGTATTTGCATAAAGGAGTAATGTATGTTATGGATAACATAGATTACCTTCCTATTTTGCCAATATCTGCTGATGAAAAAGGATTAAAGACAAGATTTCCAACTGCCTGTTTGACAGCTGCTAATCTTATCCAACAAATCCTGCGTCGGGTCATTGATCATGTTATGGTCAATGACCCCCGTTTTTCAAAAGCATTGGGTGGTTCAAGAGATGTTGACCTACGCGGCGAGTTGGGACCCTGGTATTCCCAGGATGCAACTGCCGCAACGGATCTTCATCCTCAGTGGCTCACCCAGGTGGTTTATGAGGAGCTTGCAGAAAAGTATTCAGTTCTGCAACCATACACAAAATATTTTAACAAATTATTTGGTGTTAAGAAACTTCTCCCTGGGATTTCCCAAAGGGATGTTGCTCCCACAAGCCTCCTTGTGCAGTATTCGAGATGCCCACTGCTTGATGACTCCTTAATAGAAGGAGGCACTGCAGCGGTGTCCCAATACGAATTTGGGCATGCTACCATCATCAAAAATCTTTTTGATGATTGGATTAAGCAGCTCAATAATCTTAACGGTACCCTAACAAGTACAGGTCAGATGATGGGCGATCCCACATCTTTCCCTCCTATGATGTTACTCACTTTGCATTGTGCAGAGTGTACATTGCAGGTCCATCCCTACTCCAAGCGTGAGAGGGATAGGAAGTACCACAAGGGTCTCCGTAAGACGGACGTCATACTGAAGGGAGTGGGCGACGATGCCCAAAAGCCCAGATGGACTGCTGCTAGAAGGGCCACCTATGATGAAAAATTTTCATCATTAGGTGGGCGGCTATCAAAGCCAAAGTGCTTTCACCATCCTTCTAAGAGTATTATAGCCGAAATCCCCCATGAGGGAGGTTTCCCTATACCATCTTTCAGTACGTCAGTACTAGTTGCACCACCTGGCGGTTCCAAGGGGAACGTCACGTGGTCAGCACAAAGTGCAGCCATTCGGGGCGATGATGATCGTCCAACGATACATTTTTCAAAGTTTCTTTGGAAATGTTCGCCATATTATTATATGTGGCGACTTGCCGACCGAATGGGCATACCAATTTCAGCTTCTGTTGGTTACGGAGGGGTCGAGGTACCCCTTGTACCTAAACGAAGCTTATGTTGGAACGTACCATGGCTCCAATACCTGTCACAGGCGAACATTGTTTCGCTTGTGTCAGGATTGGGTCTAACAATTGGTAAACCAAGTCATCCATCTTTCTTGGATAACTCGGCTCGTCAATGGTTAGAAGAGGTTATAAGGAGTGACAAGGAAGTTTTCCTTGCCACTGGTTCTCATATCCTCACCCATGATTCGTTGTCTGACCGTGCTGAGGTACGTCTCGGAATTTCCGATGCGTACCGCGGTGCATTAGGTCGAGTCCGAGGCGCGGAATTTTATTTCCGACCTCCTCCTGATCTCGAAGTTCACAACCCTTCAATAAGAGTTGCGTCTCGCAAGTTTCAGCAGAAGGTCTGTGGTTCTAAGCATACCCCAGTTTCTGGGTATGCTAAGACCATTGCGTCTCTGGATGAGAAGACTTCATTGTTCTTCTCACGGCCTGCAGGTTTCCTACCGGAACCATGGAATCCCAAACCTACTGCATCCTATGGGATGGAGAAGGCTGGGCCTGTAAAGGTGAGGTATAAAGCTCCTCATATCCTTGGTTTAGGCTGAAGCCTGAGGCTGACCTAAGCAAGTCATTAAACTGTCACTCATGCCATATTCGTAGGAATATGGAATGCGGGATGTCGAAAGACTTTCCGGTCCATGGGGCCAGCGGAG